CTGGCTGCGAGTTCACCGCGTCCAGCAAGCGTTTCGTCCTCCCGTATTGGCCTGCCGCGCAGACCTACGACGCGGGCACGATGATCGCCTACTACACCTCCGATCCGCAGATCACCTACGAGGCGCAGGCCGACGGCGCGGTTCCCCTGACGGAGAACGGCGAGTCGATCAACCTCGCGAACGCCTCGCAGGGTTCGGTCTACACCGGCCAGAGCACGCAGGCCTTGACCGCGACGACGACCGGAGCCAGCGCCGGTACCTTCCAGATCATCGGCCTCGCGCCGTATGACGACAATGAGTGGGGCGACGCCTACACGATCCTCCGCGTGAAGATCAGCAGCTATCAGGGTCCGGTCGCCTAACAGCGACTGAGCCGCTCGACTACCCATGAGCTTCTCCCGCCGCTCTGAGCAAGGCGGGGGACTGACAAGATAGATTTCAAGCGAGGCTGTTATGGCTACTCCGATGAATAGCACCCAGTTCCGGGTCATTGTCGAACCGATCCTCAACGAGCACTTCGACGGCGTCTACGACCAGCGCAAGGACGAATACAAGCAGGTCTTCCGCACGAAGCCCGGTATCAAGCGCGCCTACCACGAGGAGCCGGTGCTCTTCGGTCTGGGCGCTGCCCCGCAGATGGGCGACGGCGGCCCGGTCACCTACAAGAACGGTGGCGTGCTGTTCGTGAAGCGGTATGTCTTCCGCCAGTACGGCGCGGCCTTCGCCCTCACGAAAATCCTCGTCGAGGACGGCGACCACATCAACCTCGGCAAGATTTACTCCGAGCAGTTGGGTCAGGCGATGGTGGAAACCGAGGAGACGGCCACGGCCAACGTCCTCAACTTCGCCTTCAACGGCAGCTACCTCGGCGGCGACGGACAGCCTCTCTGCTCCGCATCGCATCCGATCCTCGGCGGCACGCAGTCCAACCTGCTGACGACCCCCGCCGCGCTCTCGCAGACCTCGGTCGAGTCGATGCTCGTCCAAATCCGCAAGGCGCAGGACAACGACACGAAGCGCGTCCGCATCACCCCGCAGATGCTTGTTGTGTCCCCGGACAACGAGTTTCAGGCCGAAGTCATCCTGAAGTCGGCGCTCCGCACCAGCAACGCGAACAACGACATCAACCCGGTCATGTCGCTGAAAATCCTGCCGAAGGGCTTTCAGGTCATCACTCGTCTCACCTCGCCGACGGCGTGGTGGATCAACACCGACGAGCGCATGGGCCTCCAGATGGTCACGCGACGCATGGCCGAGAAGAGCATGGAAGGCGACTTCGAGACCGACTCGATGCGCTACAAGGTGACGTCCCGTTGGGACGCCTCGTGGACGAACTTCCGTACCGTCTGGGGCACCCCCGGCGCGTAAGACTCCGGCGCACAGCCACCCAAGGGGTGACGGGTTGTTTCCTTGCCCGTCACCCCCTGATCTTTAACTGAGCTACCGACGGAGACTCTAGATGCCCACAGGAAATGACACGACCCGCTTTCCCAGCGGCGTAACTAACTCGGCTGATCCGGCCCCGTTCGGCAATCACGTCGAGACAAAGCCTTTCTCGTACTACGAATATCGCAACGATTTTTTCCAGTACACGGCCACCGATTGGGTTGTGACGGAAACCGCTGCCGGGACGACGCAAACCATCGTCGCGGCGGGCGAGGGTGGTCAGTTTGCCATCACCAACGTCTCGGCAGGCGCGACCGATGCGTCCTCGATCCAGTTGTCCAGCGATGGCGGAACCACGGCTGGGACCCAGTTCCTTTGGGAATCAGGCAAGGACGCGGTCATCGCCGCCCGCTTCAAAACCTCGTCCGCCGCCGCCAACACGAACGGCCTCCTAGTCGGCCTTGCCATTGCCGACACGACCCCGGTCGCCTCGCTGCCCCTCAACGGCATTTTCTTCTACAAGGCGTCCGCCGCCGCTTCGCTGATCGCCAGCGTCCGCAAGGCGGGCACGTCCACCAGCGTCACGCTGGGCGACGTGGTTGCCGACACCTTCGTCGATGCGGTGCTCTACTACACCGCAATCGACGGAACGTGGCGGGCCTATCTGAACAACACCTTCGTCGGCTCGTTCAGCACCGCGTCGGTGTCTCCCGTCGTCGCGATGACGCCCACCATTGGCTTCCTCAACGCTTCTGCCGTGGCGCATGTTTTGACGGTCGACTACATCTACTGCGCCAAACGCCGCTGACGGATCGCCGTCGGCCTAACATAGTTTCAGGAAGAGTGCCCATCCGGGGCGCTCCTCCTCTCTTTCTTCTAGGAGAACTGCATGCGTGCGATTTCACTTACCTACGCGCCATCTGTTCTCGATGCCGACGGCATCTGCGCCAGTCAGACGACGTCGGGCGCGGCCAACGCCGTTATCAACGGCGCGCTTGCCTCTGGTGGTGTGGCCACGATGGGCGACCAACAGATCATCACCATTTTCTCGGCTTCCAACCTTTCAAGCCTGACCTTCCTCGCGACCGGCAGCGACCGCAACGGCTCCGTGCTCACCGAGACGATCACGGGACCGGGTGCGGGCCTGACAGTTGTCAGCACCAAGAACTTCTACACGGTGTCGAGCATCTACGTCTCCGCCGCCGCCGCCGCCTTCACGGTCGGCGTAAATGGCAAGGGATCGTGCAAACCCATCGTGCTTGACCAGTATCTGACTCCGTTCGACATAGCCGCTGCGGTCATCTCGACCACGGGTGGGACCTACAAGCTCCAGTACACCTACGACGACGTGTTCGTTTCGACGTGGGCAAACGGCACGCAAGTGTGGTTTGACTCCGCAACCACGGCAGGCAAGACGGCGGCGTTTGTGGAAAACATCACTACGCCGATGATCGCCATCCGCTACCAGATCACCACGGCGGCAAACCCCGAGAACCTCGTCATACGGGTCATCCAGTCTGGCGCACCGTAAAGAGGCCCCGGCATGCCTTTGTCCGTAAACAGCACAGGAGATGTCCGGCCCTTTACGGCAGTTCAGTTTGTCGAGGAAGCGTGTTCGCGTGCGGGCATCCCGCCGTCCAAGCTGACCAGTGAGATTGTCGAGAAGTCTCTTGATCAGTTTAGCCTTATGTTTACGAGCCTTGTGAATCGCGGCATCCAGCTTTGGAAGCGCCAGCAGTCGCTGGTGCCGTGCTACCTCAACGAGTACGAGGTGCCGCTGCCCCCCGACACAAACTCTGTCTTGTCGGTCAACCGGCGCACGATGTTCCGCCAGACGGGGACGCCCTTCTCGGATATGGGCGGCACCGCGTCGTTGGCCTTCGACGACGACTTCGATACCGCTTGCACCCAAACGGCGATCAACGGCAGCATTGGCACGGTGTTCACCACCGCGACGCAGATCACCACTGCTGGCATCCTGTTTGGCAGCGCGGGCACTTTCGGCCTGTTTTTTGAGTACAGCAACGACGGCGTGTCTTACACGCCTCTCACCTCCACAACCACCACGTCCGACGACGAGCAGTGGCTGTGGGTCGATTTGGCTGGTTCCCCCGCCGCGCTTTACTGGAGAGTCAGAAGCGTGAGCGCGTCCGATTTCTTCTCGGTGCGAGAACTCTACTTTGGCAACACGCCGCAGGAAATCGTGCTGGGTCCGTGGAATATCGACGACTACACCGCCATGCCCAACAAGACGCAGGGCGGCCAGATACTCAACTGGTATCAGCAGCGCGACCGAGATGCGCCGTACCTGCTTGTGTGGCCAGTGCCCAACAATCTCGCCAAGTACGACCTCCTTGTAATCTGGACGCATGAGATGCTGATCGACGTGACGGACGTCACGCAGGCTGTTGACGTGCCGCGTCGCTGGTACGACGCGATCTGCGCCATGCTTGCGCGGCGTCTTTGTCGTTCGCTCGAAGAGGGCGACATGGCTCGCTACCCGATGCTGGTGTCGGAGGAGCAGGAGGCGGTGATGCTCGCGACGGCGGAAGAGCGCGACAACTCCCCGGTCAACATCGACCCCGGCATTTATGCGTACACTCGGTGACGCATGCCTAGGTTCCTTGACACCACAGGCAACGCGACGCTGGGCATCGGCATTTGCGCGCGATGCAATCGCAAGATGGCGCTGGGCGAACTTATGTCTGATCCCAACATCCCCGGCCTCATGGTGTGCGAGAAAGACCGCGACAACTTCGACCCCTACCGCATGGCCGCGCGCATGCCGGATCAAGTCACGTTGCCGTTCGTGCGCCCCGACGTGGCGCTGACTCAGCCCGACTACATTGATTGGGAGAATGAGCCGTGACAGCGATGACCTACGACTCGCTCGTGACGGACATCAAAAATTACCTTGAGAGGGGCAACACCGCCGACGAGACGGTGCTGCGTCAGATACCGATAATCATCAACAACAGCGAACGCTCGCTGGCCGACAAGCTAAAGATACAGGGCTACCGGGACGTCATCACGTCGACCATGCAGCAGCAGGTC